ATCGCCAATGTTTGAAATACCGGTTGTCATAAATGTATTTTGAGCTTCTTCTTGATCTTCATTTTTGACTAATGAAAAGATTCCAAGACGCTGATTGCGTCGCCACCACGGACGATGACGTAAACTATCATAATCATCTGTGATATTAAATACATAATTACTTACACGTGATGAAAATGAACCAAAACTACGGCACCAGTGTGGTGATCGTTTTGATTCAACAAGTTTTGAAGCACACATTGAGAATAATGCATCCACATATGCTTCATTTTGTTGATCGTTAATTTTAGCAAGTGCGGATTTCCATAATTCACTAGGAGCAGCCAATCCACCTTCATTTGGTATTACATATTCACCTTCCATATAACGAATTGGATCTAATAAATGTATACGCTTTACAAATACATTGTGTTTTTCATCAGTATCTAGTACAACAGTTGCACGAAACGTATCGGATTCATCGCGTTCAATACATTTTAAAGAGTTATTCCCGACCCAACATTGTTTATATGCAAACATAGATCCTGCATATTCTGGTACAAGTCGTTCTAAAATCGAGAAAAATGGCTGAATTTTGGAAAATTCGGGAAATGATTCTTGTATACATACGGGTATATCGCATGCAGATGGATGAACCATTAATTCATCGGGCAATGATGTATGAGGTTTAGCAACACGATCTGAATCATGTAGGGCTTGTTTTTGTGTATTATGACCATTTCTTGCAATACCACCTCTTCCACCACCACGTCCGCGTCTTGGCATACCACGAGCCATTGTTCTTCTAAATTGCTGATCGGGTCTGTTTACAACTCTTAACCGCAAATTATTGAGTCAATTTTCTTATAAAAAAATCCATATGTAAAATATCAAGACAGACATGTCAGCTCCAGGAGGTGCAAGTGCACCATTATCGTCTATGATTCCAGCAGCAACAGCTGCAGCCACAGGTGGAGCTGCTCCACGTCCTCAAGTCAATCTACGTTTATCAAAATTCAATATGAATATGATTCCCGATGATGCAGTTGTCGTTTTTATTGGACGTCGTGGTACAGGCAAATCATGGTTAATTAAAGATTTAATGTGGCATAAACAGAAATTCCCGATTGGTACAGTGATTTCAGGTACAGAAGGTGCAAATGCATTTTATTCATCGATCGTGCCCAGTTTATTTATTCACGAAGAATTCAATAGTGCAATTATTAGTAATGTATTAAAACGTCAAGATGCAATTACGAAACAAATTCGTAAAGAGATGGAAGTACGTGGATCATGTCCACTTGATCGTCGTGCATTTGTAGTTATGGATGACTGTATGTATGACAATAAATGGATTAATGATAAATATATTCGATCATTATTTATGAATGGTCGTCACTATGGATTGCTTTATATTCTAGCTTTACAATACGTTATGGGTATTCCACCTGTATTACGTGGTCAAGTCGATTATGTATTTATTTTACGTGAAAATCAAGTTGCAGCACGTCGTCGTATTTATGAACAATTCGCGGGCATTTTTCCAACATTTGAATTGTTTTGTCAAATTATGGATCAATGTACAGAAAATTATGAATGTTTAGTCATTCATAATGGTGCAAAAACAAATCGTATTGAAGATTGTGTTTTCTGGTATAAAGCAGCCTCACGCCCAGAATTCAAAATTGGAAGTCGTGAACATTGGCTAAAATCAGTAGAATACGAGCGTATGAAAGAAGCTGCAGAAGCAGCTGGTGAAAATGTACCAACATTAACATCAACTGCATCAGGACCCGCAAAAGGTCCAATTGTACACGTTAAAAAATATTAAAAATTTTAAAATTAAAAAATAGGGAGAAATCCTCCCGAAACAAAAGACGCTTTGTCCGAGTGGTTAAGGAGACAGACTAGAAATCTGTTACGGTCTCCGTGCATAGGTTCAAATCCTATAGGCGTCGCCATGAATATTTACATTCTATACAAATATATTGTAAATATTATAAAATAGGGTGATTTTATTATAAAGCATTTTTACCTGGAAAACTTTGAAAAAATATATTCCGTACGTTTTCTAGATCTTCTGCCGATGCAATATATGTTTTCGATGTCTCTTTATAACGTGTAAGCCATCGCAGAATATCAGTTGTAATTACTTCAGGATGAAATTGGATACCGTAAATTGGTAATGTGCGATGACATACTGCATAAACAATTCCACATTGGCTGGTAGCAACAACTTGTAAATGATCACTTGAGTTTGTTTCAACACCGTCGCGATGAAATGAAAATGTATGTTGCATCACAGAATTATTTAGACATTCGAAACAACGCGAATTATCAGATGTATTAACTGAGTGAATATTGAGATATCCACATCCAATGCGAGGTTCTGAAAGTCTTACAACAGAATTACCATAGGCAAAGTTACTAAGCTGAAATCCAAGACAAATTCCTAAAACATATTTGCCATAATTCGCAGCAATTTGAATAAGTTCAACTTCTTTGTATAATTCGGGATACTTGTTTATTTCTGATACATATTGAGGTCCACCTGTTAAAATAATTCCTGTTGTAGCAGGATCCATCAAAAATGTTGCGGCTGATTCAAAATCTTCAAGAAGAGATGCAGCGGTTCTATAATGAAAATCGGATGTTGATGCTTCCTTTTTAGTAAGTTTTTCTGTATAATTTACAATTACAATATACATTTGGTGGTGGAGATTAAAAGTTCTCTTCTATATTATGCGATTTCATTCCTACATTTGAATTGGTGATACTTTTCAAGTTCAGTTTGAAGTTCATTAAATACAGATGCAGCTTTTTCTTTTGTAGAATATTCCATCTCAACACGGTTGTTCTGATTATATGTATTATAGAGAATACTAATATGCGAAGGTGTAAAATGTTCAATACATGTAATATATTTTAGTGGAATGCATTGATAACTTGGATAAATTTCACACTGCTTCATAATACGCAGCACATTGTTTGAAATACTGGTTGTACATTTATTCATGGTAAATGTAGAAATTATACTAAATTGCTAGTTTAAAAATAAGTGTGTCATTTTTTTAGTCCATTTTATGCATAATATGTCATTCCAGAGACATCAACACCTGTACTACCAAATCCACCCGCTCCACGCAGCGTTTCACCACCAGGAATTTCATCTACAATTTCAATACGATCCCATGGAAGTAGATCAGGTGTTGCAAGTTGGAAATACCGATTATTTGCAGGTGCTTCAAATTTGGCAGCACCGAAATTGGAAACTGCGGCTTTAATGGATCCACGATATCCTGCATCGATCAGACCAACAGAATTTGCTAGACGCATCGGTGTTTTTGAAAGTGAAGATCGTGGTAGCATCCAATATGCACGAAATAGCTTGCGTTCAGTATCATAGCATGCGGCGACCAGTTGTTGATCAATCATAGTTGATGGTGATGCAGCAGATTGAATGGGATCTACATTGATTATTTCTGAAAAGAGATCAAACCCTGCATCACGTTCATGGTATGGACGAGACATATACGTAGCGGCTGTAGTAGCGTAGACATCTTTGCTTGCAGAGGAAGGTTTAATATATAGAATATACATTGTCAGAAAAGTTCTGAATATGTATATTAAAATAAAATTTTATGAGTCAATTTTTATTGAATTTTATTCGTAGGTGCTGCTGCAGCTTCACGTTTGCGTGCAATGGCTAGATCTTCACCTGCAAACATATCTGCTGGAGGGGCTGTACTTTCACCACCTGCACCACCACCAAATTTAGCACCACCAAGACGTGCGCCACTGAGTTTATCTGATTTTGTTTTAGCAAAGAATTCATCGCGTTGAGATTCATTTTCCTTGTATTTCTTCATGAGTGTATTGAGTTGATCATCCGCGTATTCTTGATCTGCAACATCATGTGGTTCAGGATCCCAAGGTAGCCAAAAGCCAACTTGACCAACATATACATTGAATGAAGGGTCGAGTTTTTGGAGTGTCTTTGCACGAGCTGCGGCTTCATTGTATGTATCAAAGACACCACGGACTTTGAGACCTTGAACGGTTGTACGGAATTCATTCTTGGCGAAAAAGTCATCTTCGAGACGTTTCTTGTGTTTGTACAAGAATGTTTCATAGGCTTCTTCAATAGAAGTTTGTTTAAAATCAGACATATTTGCTTTGACGTGTGCTTCAAGATCAGCGGCTGCACCACGTGTAAGTCCTGCGCGGATTTCTTTGACAGCTGCAAGTGATCCGCTCAGATCTGCTGCAAGTTCAGGTGATTTTAGAATCAGATTATCCAAAATATCTTGAACACGTGAGCCTGCTTCTTGTACTTTATTTGCTTCAGCCATAATGAATGATTCTGTAGCTTTAATTTTGTATTGAATTTCATAATCTTTTAGGAATTCACTGAAAAAATATACATCCTTATTTTTCAGAATTTTTTGCGGACTGATAAAACTCAAGCAGCAGTAATGCTGTCCCGGTATTTCCTTGTCTGCTTCAAGATAGACTTCTTTTTTCTCTTCAACGTCCGACATGATTATCTACTGATCCAGATGTTTGAATCTTTAGATTTGAACGCAGATGGCTGAATCTCCCCGGAATTGCGGCTATTATTGTCATCAGGCTGCGGAAAATATTTCGACACCCGAAATATAGAAACATGGACGGATTCTCTGCTGGCGAACTACTAACACGCGCTATTAAATATTTCCTAGAAGGTCTCGCTGTAGCTGTTGCTATGGTCATCATCCCCCGCAAGACCCCGGTCGTCGAAGAAATTGTAGTTGTTGCTACAATCGCCGCCGTTGTCTTCGCCATCCTCGATCTACTAAGCCCATCTGTCGGTCTAACAGCCCGCCAAGGTGCAGGCTTCGGTCTAGGTGCAAACCTCGTTG